TGAAGCTCCCCTTGCTCTTCCTAATGATGTTACTTCTCTATCCATTGGTCCTGATTCGGTCATTCGTTCGAACAGCCCTGAGAAAATTCGTAGGGTTAATCTAGACGTACCTCAATATGCTTTTGCTGAGAACAATGTTCTAGCAGATGAAATGAAATTAGGAACTCGCTTTCCTCAAGCTCGTGCAGGACAAGCAGAAGGTTCAGTTGTTACAGGTCAAGGTGTTAAAGCACTTATGGCTGGATATGACTCTCAAGTTAAAATTTACCAATCAATCCTTGGCGAAGCAATAGGTCAAGCAATCTCATTTGCATTTGCAACTGATCAAGCATACTTCCCAGAGTTAACTCGTGAAGTATCTGCAACAGCCAATGGAGTTCCATATAAATTAAAATACAAGCCAAGTTCAGATATCAATGGTAACTATGGCGTAACCGTTGAATACGGTTTAATGGCAGGTTTAGATCCTAACCGTGCATTGGTATGGGGTCTACAAGCAAGAGGAGATAAATTAATTTCTCGAGGAATGTTGCGTCGCAACCTTCCTATCTCACTAAATGCTGGTGAAGAAGAGAGAGCAATTGACATTGAAGAGATGCGTGATTCCCTTAAGGCATCCGTATCTTCTATGGCTGCTGCAATTCCACAAATGGTAATGCAAGGTCAAGATCCAATGAAGATTATTGAAAAAATGGCAAGTGTAATTAATGATCGCAAGAAGGGTGTAGCCCTTGAAGATGCGGTTTCAAATGCATTTAAACCAGAACCAGCACCAAAACAACAACCAGCCGAACCAGGAATGCCAGAAATACCAGCAGCTCCTGAGCCAATGGCTGGTGGTCAAGCACCACAACTTCCACAAGGTAGACCAGCAATGCAAGAACTTCTTGCAGGTTTAACTGGTGGAGGAAGTCCAAATCTATCAGCGAGAGTTACTCGTCAAATACCAGCATAATAAGGAGAAACAAATGTTCGGAAAACAAGGAAAAGCAGGAAAAGCACCAGTAGGTACAGTCATTATGGGCAAGAAGCCAGCAGGCAAAGTAGTCGGTGGCGGAATGGTAAAGCAAGGCGTTACAACTAAAGGTACTAAAGGCAACAACACTAAAGCTAAGTAAATTTTCTATATAAATTAAGGATACCCATGGCAACCAAAAAAAGACCTACAAAGTTTAGGCAAGGTCGCAGACAAGGTAAAGTCGATGCTAAGAAAGTCTTTCAAGGTGCTGCCAAGGCAGGACTAAAAGACAAAGATCGTTTTACTAAATTCTCTGCCGATGATATTGAAGCACTTAATGAAGTAAAAAAGGAAGCTAAAAAAGGTTATATTACCGACGACAAAGGTAATAAGATTAGCGTTAAGCCTACTGAAACTTCACTCGAGCGTATTGCTCGTGACCGTGCTGCTGCTAAAGCAGAAGCATTAAGAATGTTTCCTTATGATGAGGCTGAATTAAAAGCCATGTCTAAGTCTGATCGTGCCGCTGCAGAAGCTGCACAAAAAAGAATATCTGAACCTAAAGCATCATCATCAGGTAAGCCAGAAGGTAGAACTGCATCATCAGCCCAAAAGGTTCGCAGTGCTGTAACTGTTAATGAACCAAAGTCACAAGGCTATAAGGTTGATAAAGATGGTAATAAGATTAAAGAACCTAAAACATCTGTTAAGAAAACAAAGCCTAGTAAAGTTAAATCTTCAGGTAGAAGTGCTTCTCAAGATGCACTGTTGAAGAAAGCTAACTCAGGTAAATTACCAGTTTCTAAAAAAGGTTTTGCTGCAGGTAAAGAACTTAATGCAGAAGGTAAAGCCATGTACGACAAGTTTATTAAAGAAGGCATCAAACCTAAGTCTGCACTTAATAAAGCTTTATTCCGTCAGGAAAAAGGCGCAAAGGTAGCAGCTAAAGCTGCAGGTCCTGTTGCTACAGCAGCCAAGTCTGCTGCTTCAAAAGTTAAAAAGCAAGGTCCAGTTATTAAAGGACAAATGGGTAAAGTTGCCAAGGTAGTAAATTATGATCCAAAAACTAAAATGGGAACAACTCGTCCAGGAGGCTTAACTCCAAAAGTACGCAAAGAAATTCAAGCAAAATATGATGCTGCTGGGCGTAACGAATCAGGCATGACTGCTCGTCAAGAAACAGCATTACAACGCAGAGGTCGTAAAGAAGACCAAAGAATGTCTAAACTTCGTGCTGCTGATCCAAAGAAGTTTGATGCACGAGAAGCTCTTGCTCGTAATACTAAAATAACTCCTGCTGAATACGCAAAAGAAAGAGCAAAGATTGGCGATACAGTAAGACCAAAGCCTGCTACAGCTCCTGCATCAGGTAAGTATCTTGCAATGCAAAATGCAAAGAAAACATCTACAGGTAAAGAACTTATTCTACGTCCTAAAGCAGGTACAGTTGCAGTTAAAGCAGCAACAACATCTGCTAAAAAGAAGTTTACTGCAAAAGGTGCAGCACTAGGTGCTGCTAGATTAGCAGGCAAGGCAGTTACAGGAAAAGTTGGAATGGCAGTTACTGCTGCATCTTTGCTAGGTGGTCCACTAATTAAACAACTTACAAAAGATAAGAACCGCATTACATCTGCTGATGTAATGAAAGGTCGTGAACAGGCTGCTATTAAAGCTAATTCACCTCAGTCAACAGTAAAGAGCCGTAGTAATCAACCACGTATTACTGGTCAAGGTAAATTTATTGGTGTAGGTGCTGGTGGTTCTACTTATAAAGTAAATGCTGGAGATACATTATCTGGTATTGCTAAAAAGTCTGGCGTAACTCTTTCAGAGTTGATGGCAGCAAACAAGAAAATTAAAGATCCTAGAAAGATTTACAGAAACACTGCAGTAAATATCCCATCAAAAGGCAAAGTGCCTACTGGCGGTTATGCAGGTCCTGTTCCGTATCGTCCTAAAAAGAAGTAGGTAACTTATGTCAATGGTTAATCCTGCTGCTGTTCCTATGCCTGGACCTATGTCTAATCGAAGTGACTTACCTCCATCACAAGGAGCTAAGCGATTACCAAATCCAGAGTATGGTGAGCAACAGCAATTTTTAGCAGAACAAAAATCTGCACCTATGGCTAAAGCAGAAAATCCTCTAGCAGGCATAATTCCATTAGGTGCGGAAACCCGCAGACCAAATGAATTTGTTACTGCTGGAGTTGATGCAGGTCCTGGTCCAGGTAGAGATGTACTTGGTTTACCAACAACTGCTGACACACAAGTTCAAGATTTAACAATGATATCTAAATATCTTCCATTGATGCAAACTTTTGCTGATTCACCTAACTCAACTGGAACTATGAAAGCATTTACTAAGTATTTAAAAAGTCAAATAGATGAAAATATTTAAAAAATTTGAAGAGAATCTTGAATATCTGGGTTTTGAATTAGCACCAGTTGCTTGGGATTTAGCACGATTTGATTTTGAATCAGATGATGATCGTCTTGCGTTATTAGAAGAATTAACTGCTGGAAGGGAAATTAATACTGATGGGTCTATGGGATGACTGGAGAGCTGAAACAGGAACAACCGCCGTACCTAACCCTTTAAGCAGAGTTAATGAATTTAAAAAAGAACAATTAGATAAAACTGCTGTAGGTAAAGTAGAAGAAAAAGTTGGCGGAACATTAGCCAGTGGAATAGAAAAAGCACAAAAAAGTAGATTTGCTCCAATAGTTAACCCAGCACTTAATGTGATGCAAGGTATTGGTAATGTGGTTAGTGCTGTTACTCAAACAGTAGCAACACCTTTCCTTGCTGGCGAAGCAGCACGTCAAGGTCAAACAAAAGGATTTGTACAAAGTTTTAGATTTGCTAGAGAACAAGCAAAAAAGATTTCAATGGGTCAGGCTATTGCTACCCAAGTTGGTCAGACAGTTGGTGCATTTTTACCAGATCAAATTACACCAACATTTATGGACAAAGACTTTAACGTCTTTGATGATAAGAAAAGAAACCAAGCATATAAGAATGAGTTTCTTGGTTGGATTGCATCAGGTGGTACTGACTTAGGTGCTGCATTATTAGGTACTAAAGGTCTTGGAGTTGCGGTTAGAACAGGCAAGACAGCAGCATTAGGTTCTGAAGTAATTAAAAACCCAGCAGCTCAGGCTGCATTTAAACAAAACTTAGAAGATACAGTTGCATGGGCTGCTCGTAATGATGGAACTCCTGCTCCTACAGGGTTAGCCAAGCTAGTAGATGATGCAGTTAAGACAAAAGATGCAAGTAAGATTATTTCTAACCCATTAGTATCTAATGGTTTTAATCCAAATAGATCTGCCACAATTATGTCTCGTATTGATAACCATAGAGATATGGCTGACTACCTTTTAGCAGAGCGTGGCGATAAATTAGCTTTCCAAAGATTATATACAAAATCTCCTTTGTTGGCTGATCACTTAGATAACTATGGAATGAATAATGTAAATCCAATTTCGGATCTAACTAAATTTCATACAGAGGTTCTTGACCCTAAGCTTGCTCCTAGATTAAAAGATGTTCTTAATGATAAAGCAGGACGAGATAGAGAACTTAAATATGCTTTAGAAAGTTTTAAGAACGATGTTAATGTTGGAATAGCATCAAGTTACCAACCTGGCAAGTATGCCTCCATTGAGTCAGTTAAACTTGCTAAAGAAAAACTTAAGCTTCAGGCTAAGTTTGGTGATATAAAGTTATTTGGTAAAGACGGAGATAACGGTTGGCGTACCAAGGTTTACCAATCAAATCCATATGATCGTGTTATTCGTACCATTGCTTGGGTAGGCTCAGGTCGCCCACAGGGAATGATTAACATATCAAACCCACGTAAGTACGAAGCGGTAATGGATGTACTCTCAGATTTAAATCGTCTACAGATTCTTCGTGGTGCTGAAGGCACTGACTTTAAACGCAAGATGGTATCTAGGTTTATAAATGCCCAGGATGATACCCAACGTGCTATTGCTTTAGATTACATAGAGCAACAGGTTATGTTAAAACTTGCAAAGTTTGCTGGTGCTGCAGATGTTACAGATATTAGAACTGTCGCTGACCAAATAAAATTAATTGAAGGTTGGCATAAATCTACCAGTGCTCGTAGACAATCTATTAAAGAGTATGCCTCTAAAAATGGTTTTATACCAGATGAAAATGGTGGAATCAACACAGGTAACTTTGTTATTCAAGCAAATGAAGCATCGGTTATTCCAATGCTTGACTTCCGCAAACTGGAAATAGAAATTATATTAAACTCTAAAAGAGTTTTGGGTGAAGCATCCCCAATTACCGCAGGTCAAGTTAAAGGTGCTAGAGCAACCAAGGTTGCTATGGGAACTGGTCAGTTTTTAGACTTAGCTAACGCTACTTTTAGTAATTTAAACTTAATTCGTGTTGCTTATATTCCAAAGAACTCAATGCTTGATCCATTTGCTAGAGCAAGTATGGCTCTTGGTAACTTAAGTTTACTTAAAAACATAGTTCCAGGTACATCAAACTTAGTTCATAATACAAGTTTAAGAGTTGATTCAGCAAAAAGATTTATTCCAGGGTCTCCATCTAATCATGCTCGTAAGATGGAAAAGCAAGCCCAGAAAGAAATGGATATTTGAGCTGTTGAATTAAAGCCAGTTGTTGAAAGATGGCGAGATGCACAAAAAGCTGTAGATGAAGCAGAGAAAAACTTTAATGCTGCTACCGCAGCACAAGCAAAAGCTGAAGCAGCGTTGCGTGGTGCAAGTAAAACCAAGAAAGCAGATCTAACTGCTGCTAAAAACAATGCAGACTATCAAATGTTTTTGGCTCAAAAAACTTTTTTAGAGGCACAAGATTCGTTAACCAATAGTGCTGACATGGTAAATGGTATGTCTTCTGTTATGAAGAAACATCGTGATGTCTTAACTACCGCTGCAACCAAAAGAGCAGAATTAAAAGACTATAAATATTTAGGACAAGATGCAGAGATCCTAGAAGTTGGTGGTGTTAAGTACACTATTGATGGTTTAGCAGATCCCAACATACGTGGAGCAAGTGCTTATCTTGCTGAAATGGATACTGCTGCAAATTTTATCCAAGCTCAATCTCAATCTCAGATCTCTCGGCAAATAAAATCAGCAGGTATTGGTTTTGTAAAGATTTCTCGCAACGAAGTTAAACCTTATATGAATGCTTTAACCCATGTAGCAAATCGTCAGATTCGTAATGAGTTAGATTTACCAGCAGGAATGCTTTTCAAAGGAGATTCAGCACTTGATGTAGTTAGATGGATATTTAAAGATCCCAAAGGTCTTGAATATCGTATGCGTATGCAATCTAGAATACCAGAAGCTAACACTCAAGAGTGGTGGTTAAACTGGGCTACTGCAACTCAAGATAAAATGTTTAAAATGTATCCAGATCCTAATCTTCGTAAAATTATTCTTGATAGAAACGTTAGTGTTGATGAAGTAACAGCAGCATTAAAGAATAGACCAGATCTATTAGATGAAATTAATGGACCAAACATTGATTTAGCAGATCTTAATAATCTTGAACGAGGAATTATGGGAGTCCAAAGCGGTATTGACTCAGCTTGGAGAATTTTAGCTGCTTCTGAAAATAGAATGGTTCGTAATCCACTCTTCCTTACTTACGTAAGAGAAGAGATGAAAGAACTTATTGCAGCAGCACAGAGAAATGGTATTAACCCAGCACAGGCTACGGTAAATAACCAATTTCGACAGATTGCCTACCGTAAAGCTACAACTCGTGTAGAGCAAACCTTGTATTCTTCACGTCGTTTAAGTAATGGTATGTATGCAGCACGATTTGCAATGTCTTTCCCTCTAGCATTCTTTAACTCACAGGCTGTGGCTCTTCGCCTTATGGCAAAGAACCCAATGAATGCTTATTGGTATGGAACTATTGCCAATGCTTTTGATAACTTTGAAAGTTATGAAGATGATGAGGGTAATACCTATAAGTCTATGAAAGATGTACCTGCAGGTACCAATGTAACTGTTAAGTATCCAATACCTTATGGTAATAAGTTGCCAAAGTCTATTAAAGATTCACTTAAACCTTTTACTGACTCTCGTGGTGGTGGATTAAAGTGGAATCCAAAGCAAATGGAGTTCATGATTGCTGACCCAAGCGTGTCTTGGTTTGGTGGAGTTACATTATCTGAACTTATTAAGAATGGATTTACTGCACCAGGTTCATTGTGGAAGATTCACGGCGAAGATATATCTGAAGGATTAAGAAATACCTTTGGTGATGACTTCTATGAAAATAGCTTGCTTTATGCTGGTTATCCAATTGAAGGCAAGAACATTTTTGAGACTACAAAGAACGCCATCCTTCCTGCTTATTTACAGTCTGCAATTGATTCAGGTAAAATCCCTGGATTTAAGAGTGAGCGTTTCGCCGATGATGTAAACATGTTCTTTAGAGTTCAATACTCTGAATGGGATCGTAATGGTCGTGTAGGTACTCCACCTAACATGGATGCTGCTGCTAAAGCAGCAGGAAATATGTCATTTATTAGATCTATAGTGCAATTTATTGCACCTATATCTACAACATTTGATCCAGTAACTAGGGCTGCAACTCAATACTATAGTGACTTAGTAACACAATACAATGGTGATTACGACAAGGCTCAAGAAGTATTTGTTAAAGACTTTGGTGTAGATGGTCTAGCATTTATCGGATCTAACCGAAAGAACATAGCAGGAGTAGCAGCAAACCTATCTGATATTAAGATGCTACGTAGTAATCCAGAGTTATTAGAGAGTATTGGTAGATACAATACCAAATTTGCTCAGATGTTATCTACTGGTTATGGTGATTTAACGGATGAGTACTCAACCGAGGTTGCTGCTATATACAAGAGATTAAACTTTCCTGGTGGATACAACTCACCATTAACTCAGCAAAAGAGTTCTGAAGAAGTAAGAGCATCTGTTGAGGCAAGACGTGGTTGGTATGAATATGACAAACTTTCCAAGTGGAGAGATGCCATGATGTATCAGTATGGTATTAAATCTACATCAGAAGCTAGATATGAATCTACTGGTATACAAGCAGAGTTTAATCGTATCGTTTCCAACATTGGTACCGAATTTAAAGGTTGGGCTGACGAGCGTCAGCAAGGTCAAAAAGATTTTTGGAATGTAACCGTTCCAGTAATTGAAGAGATTATTAATAATCAACAATGGATGAATCATTCTAGTAAGCAAAGTAATAAATGGAATGAGATCTCTTATTACTTACAAGAGATTAAACAATGGAAGAAAGAGTATGACTTAGTTATGAATGATCCTCGTCGTGAAAGACTTTTAAAAACTAGATTATCTCAATTTCATTTTGATTTCTTACAAGTAGCATCAGATGATTTTGATACATTCTCAGCAAAATATTTTGAAAGCATGCCTCAACTAAATCCAGATTCGGCGGTAAATAGATAATGTCTGAACCAAGATACGGTCCTAATGGAGAAAGTCTTGTACCAGGAACTAAAGCTTATGAACAAGGTTCACCAATTAGACCTGGATCAGTAAACACATCTTTTACACCGAACCTTAATAGTAGAGAAAATCCAATATCACTTCCTGGTGTTGATGGTGGAGTTACTATAGATCAAGGAAAAGCTTGGTTTAAGTTTCTTAAAAATAATAACAGGCAACGTTATAATGAAATGATTGCTGAAATAGTTGCAAGAGGTGTTCCTAAATCCGCAGCAGCTAAAGTCTGGAGCGATGCTCTTGAATGGGTATCATCAATTAATTCTCCAAGTTCTAGACCAGAAGATTATTTTGATGTCTTAGATCCATCAGATTACCAAGGTGCTACCAAGAAGTATGGAACTACTAAGGTACGTGATGAGCGTGTAACTCAATACAGCCCATCTAGTGGAGCACAAGTAGTTTCAGATACTATGGAACAAGAGCTTGGGCGTACTGCATCTGCTAATGAAATAGCAGCAGGAACTACTGGTATGAACGCTGCTGCTATGAAAGAACCATCTATATTTGAGGGAACTACAACTACTGCTCCTGGTGGTAAAGGTTTTGAATTAGGTTCAACATCTACTAAAGGAACTCAAACAACTGGATTTGATCCAACTATGTTTGCTCGCAACTTTGCTCGTAGCCAACCAGACTTTGCAGAATCATTTGCTGCTAAGAATTTCTTAAAACTAGTCAGTGGTTTATTAACTGATCCAAATGCAATTGGACAGGTGGTGAGCGATGGCAGATAAATATACCGTTAAGTCTGGTGATACATTATCAAAAATTGCTTCTGCTAATAAAACAACAGTTGCAAAGATAGTTGCTGCTAACCCAGTATTAACCACCAATCCTAAATACAATGGTGGAAGTACAATTTTTTCTGGAACTAAATTAACTCTTCCAACTTCTGTAAATACTTCTGCGCCAGTAGTAAATACACCAGGTATTCCACCTGTAACTGGATCAAGTACTGCCTATAATCCTGGCAGTAACACTGTTGTTAATTCAGGTATCTCATCTACAGGTGCCACTCAAATGGATACTTTAAATATGGCAACTTTGCAAGCAAAGTTTGGTGTTGCTGCTGCCGTTATCGGTTCAGATAAAAGCCTTCAAGATGCATTAAATAAAATCCTTGGGCTTGATGGTAGTGGAACTATGATTACAGATGCTGGGTTACAAACACAGATTATTCAGGGAACTACTTGGTATAAGAACCAAACAGATACCCAACGTAAACATGCATATTACAAACAGACTAACCCTGGTCAATATGCTGCAGATTTACAGTTAAACGCAAGTAATATTATTAAACAATATTCAGGTAATGGTTTAACCATTACTGCTGCAGATGCTATTACATACGCTGATCAGATGATGCAACAGGCTGTTATTAAAGACGGCAAGGTTGTTAGATATAACCAAGACTTTTTAAATAAGTTAATGGCTGACTCAATTAAGTTTGATACAACAAACACTTTTGAAAGCAACGGCAAGGTTGTTTATGATCTTGATGGAAAGCTTGAGACTATGGCTCAAGCTTTATATGACAGAGCATATGACTATGGCTATCCATCAACTGTATCTAATGCAGGATTTAAGAAGTGGTTTGAAGCATCAATCAAAGGATTAGTTGCTGGCACATTAAACCCAGAAGATGTTGATAATGAATTAGAACAACGTGCCATGTCATTATTTCCTGGTTTAAAAGATCAGATGCTACGTGGTCAATCATTACGTGAGGCTGCTGATCCTTGGCTAAATACAATTGCCAATACTTTAGAAATTGATGTTAAGTCTTTAGATCTTAACAACGATACTGTCCAACAGGTTCTTAATTTTACAGATGAAAAAGGAAATATAAAACCTATGAATCTTTACAGTGCTAAGAAAGCAGCACGACGTCATCCAGACTTTGATTTTACTCAACAAGCTAAAGAAGAAAAGACAAGTATTGCTTCAACAATCCTTAAAGATCATGGGTACCTAGCATGAGTGCAGCAGACGCAGCAAACTGGGCAAGAACCGTAGGTGCATTTCGTGAAACTTACAATGTAGCAAGTACGCCTGCACCTGTTGTACCAAAAGCAGAGGTAAGTTATCGTGTTCAACCTGGTGATACATTAAGTCAGATTGCTAAAGCTAACAACACAACCGTAAAAGAATTGCTTGCTATAAATCCAGCATTAACTAGTAATCCTAAATATAATGATGGAAGAACTATTTTTTCTAATACAAAAATTGTTTTAGAGCCAGCGGTAAAAGCACCTAAAGTTACTCCTACTCCTACTCCAGACCCAAGAGGAGACAATCCTGCTGGTTCTGATGGTCAACCAGAAGATCCACTTAAGCAAGAAGATCCACTTAAAAAAGATGAACCACCTGCTGGTGGAGGACCTACTGGTGGAGGTACGCCAACATCATTTATTGATCCAGTAACAGTAGCAACCGCATCTGTCAATGAACAACTCCTTGCATTACAAGCACAGATTGCAGCAATGCAAACCGCTGCAGCAGCAGAAGCTGCTAAGCCAAAGGTTGTTGGTCAGAAAAGTGTACGTAAAACTGGTGGCGTAGTTGAAGTTTATCAAACCATGTCAGATGGTACACAAGGTTCTTTAATAGAGTCATATAAAGATTTTGGTGCTCGTGATTCAGTAATGAAGATGTTTGAAAATACTGGATTAGGTCAAGCATACATTGATTCTCTTATGGAAACAATTGATAAGGTTTATGAAGATAATATAGCACCTACCGATGCACAGGTTTTAAATAGTATTTACAATAGCGGGGCTTACAAGACCCGCTTTGCTGCGAATGAAGCAATTAAAAAGCGTATGGCTGATGGTAAGGGAAGACCTGGAGACAGACTTCTTACACCTTATGAATACATTCAAACTGAAAAAGCTTACGAAGAAATCCTTAAAGAAGCAGGACTTCCTACAGGATTCTATGATCAGCAAGAAGATTTTACTAACTTTATTGCTATGGGTGTAAGCACAGCAGAATTAACTGACCGAGTTAACATAGCCAGAAATGCTTTAAACAATGCTGACCAAGGTATTAAGACAGCACTTCAAGATTTCTATGGTTTAAGTAATTCAGATTTAACAGCATATCTTCTAGATAAAGATAGAGCAATGAATGTTATTGACTCTAGATTTAAATACACAACTGAAGAAGCTAAGAAGATGTACACCTCTGCTGAGATTGGCGGGGCTGCACTTCGTGCAGGTCAAATGTCTGATAAAGCATTTGCTGAAGAAATCTATGCTGCTGGTAAAGCAGGTCAAGCAGAGTCTGCGTTCCAGACCGCTGCTACACAGCAAAGAGATTACAAACGTTTAATGGGTCTTTATGGTGAGACCAGTAGTGAACAAGATCTTGCTCGTGAAGAGTTAGCTCTTGCTGGTGGTACTGATGTAACCATCAAGAAAAAGAAACTTGCCTCTCAAGAAAGAGCCAAGTTCCAACAGAAATCTGCAATTGATACGGCATCACTTGGTCGTAGATCTAAAACAGCAGACGTATAAATAGTTTCCGTTCCTGATCGACCAGCCCAGGTAACGAGTATAAGTCTGGTAGTCATCACTTCTATGAATCACTTCCCCTAGTGAGGAGTACGTGTGGTGCAAGCCCGATGAGGGTCCAATCAACTAATAGGGAGAAAACGCAATGGCAGAATATACAGAGTACGACTTCGAAGATGATACTTCGGATTTCGGCACTGATCTAGTAAAGAAACTACGCAAGCAAGTTGATCTACTTTCTAAAGAAATTAAAGAAAGAGATCAAGTTATTGAAGAGTTTCAAACATATAGTCATGAAGCATCAGTAGGAGAAATCCTAGCTGGCTTTGGGCTTAGTCCAAAAATCGCTCAGTTCATTCCAGCGGAAATAGAAGCCGATGAGGATAGCATTTCTGAATGGTTAACTGAATACGGCGAAGCTTTTGGAATTACTGCCGTTGATGAGTCAGAAGCTGGTTACGAACCAGATGCTGACGCTCAATCTTTTGAGCAAATATCAGACTTTGAGAATGGTGATATCGATCCGAATGTGGGTCGAGACATCTCTTCACTTATTGCTAACGCAACAAGTCCAGAGGAATTAACCAATTTCTTAAAACGCTGATAGTCCATATCAAACCCTAATAGAAGGAAATTATGCCTACTACCCCAGCAACATCAACCACGACATCAACGATGTCGAACTTGGTGCAGACGGCGTATGATAAGTATATCGAGTTTAACCTTCGATCAGAGCCAATGTTCCGCAAGTTTGCGGACAAGCGTCCTGTCGATGTGACAAACCCTGGTAACACTGTTGTATTCCAAGTCTACACCGATCTATCTCGTGCTACTTCAGCACTAACTCAGACTGAAGATCCAGATGCAGTACAGTTGAGCAACACTAACCGTGTTAACGTAACAATTAGCGAATACGGTAATGCTGTTATCACAACTGAGAAGCTTGCTCTAGAGTCTTTGTCTGCAATTGACCCAGCAGTCGCTGACATGTTGTCTTTCAACATGCGTGATTCACTTGATTCATTAGTATGGAACAAG